GAAGAAACCAAAGAGGTAAATTAAGATGTTATATATAAATATATTTATGTGGATATGCACTATTATTGCAATAGCTTCACTTGTGGCTGCTGTTTCTCCCACTCCTAAAGGAGATAAGTTTTTAGCAAAACTTTATAAAGGTATTGATTTTTTAGCTTTAAACATAGGCAAAGCTAAAGACAAATAGATGGTTAAGAAAACAGTAATGGAAGTCGCAGCACACATAGAACGTCATGAAGCTGTATGTACTGAGCGTTGGTTAGAAACTATTCACCGTATTAAACGTCTTGAACTGTTTGTTATCGCCACTTTAGTCACATTACTTTTAGGTACTGGAGCTGTTTTAACTGAACAACTATTTTAGGAGACTAAATGCCTCTAGAAAAATTCACTCTTCGTCCTGGGATCGATAAGGAAGGGACAGATTACTCTAACGAGGGTGGGTGGTTCGACGCAAATTTAATTCGTTTTAGGAAAAATTATCCTGAAAAAATAGGGGGCTGGACTAAAACTACAGTAAACACTTTTTTATCCACCTGCAGAGCTCTGCATGCGTGGGTAGACCTACAATTAACATCGTATCTCGGGTTAGGTACTACATGGAAATATTACGTCAAACAAGGCGACAATTTTAACGATATAACACCTATACGAGCAACTACAACTAACGGTATTGTATTTGCAGCAACTAGTGGGTCTTCTACTATAACTGCGACAGATTCTACTCATGGAGCACAAGCTAATGATTTCGTCACTATTTCTGGAGCAGCAACTTTAGGCGGGTTAGTCACCGCAGCGGTTTTAAATCAAGAATATCAAATAGTTTCTGTCCCTACCGTCAACACCTACACATTTGTTGCGAAAGATACTGACGGAGATACGGTCACAGCTAATGGCAGTGATACTGGAAATGGAGGCTCAGGGGTGGACGGAGCTTATCAAATTAATGTAGGTCTTGATATTTATGTAGAAGGATCTGGTTGGGGAGCAGGAACATGGGGAGCAGGAACTTTTGGCTCAGTCAGTGGTTTGTCTGCTTCTAGCCAACTACGGATATGGTCTCATGACAATTTTGGAGAAGACTTAGTCATGAATGTGCGTGGGGGTGGTATTTATTACTGGGATGAATCTTCTGGCGCAACTGTTAGGGCTGTGGCTTTTGAAGATCTAGCAGGAGTTAACCAGCCTCCGACGGTAGCACTTCAAATCATGGTTAGTGATATCGATAGACACATTATCTGTTTTGGAGCTGACCCAATCAATGATAGTGATGACCGAACAAGTGCAGCTGATCCGTTGTTTATTTGCTGGAGTGACCAAGAAAACGCACTTCAATGGGAGCCACTGGCACAGAACTCAGCAGGTTCTTTCCGTTTATCCGCAGGTTCTCAAATTGTAGGTGCGATGAGAGCAAGACAAGAAACACTGGTTTGGACAGATACTTCACTTTACTCTATGAGTTTTATAGGACAACCGTTTACATTCGGTGTTAATTTAGTGAACGAAGGAGTAGGGCTGATTTCTCCCAATGCTGCTGTTAATTCACCAGCTGGTATTTTTTGGATGGATAAAACAGGGTTCTACGCATACACAGGACAGGTGAAAGAACTTCCTTGCACTGTTCAGAACTATGTATTGAGTGATATAAACATTGGCCAAGCGTATCAAGTTTTTGCTACTTTAAATAAAGAGTTTGACGAGATCGGCTGGTTTTACTGTTCAAGTAGTTCATTAACAGTAGACAGATACGTCACTTATAATTATGTAGAAAATGTTTGGAGTATAGGACAATTGAGTAGGACAGCTTGGCTGGACGAAGGTGTTTTTAATAGTCCTATGGCTACTTACACAACGTCTAATGTAGGTTATTTGTATAACCATGAATCAGGGAATGATGCTGACGGTTCTCCTATGGATAATGTTTTTATAGAGTCTAGCGATTTCGATTTAGGAGAAGGAACACTTTTTCAAATGATACGCAGAATCATACCTGATGTTAAATTCACGGGTAGTGGTGGTTCTGACCAAGTTATTAATTTTGTTTTAAAAACTAGGAACTATCCAGCAGAAAGTTTAACAACGGTAGCAACAAGAAACTGTACTTCCAGTACTAATAAAATAGACGTTAGAGTAAGGGCAAGACAAGCAGCAGTGAGGATAGAATCCGACGATGATGCTAGCACAGAAGCTAGGACAGGTGTTGGTTTTAGAATAGGGGCTACTAGGCTCGACCTACAGCCGAGCGGGAAAAGATAATGGCTAAGTTATTAGAAACAAAACTACCAATCGCTACAGGTGATTACATACCTCCAGACACATTCAATAAAATGACTAGGATACTGGAACTAAGTTTGAATAGAGTTGACATAGACGCAACTGTTTCTGCTAACCAAGAGCAACGTGATGTGAATAAATTTGGGGTAGGATTTATTCTTTGGAATTTAACAACGAGTCAGTTACAATTATGGACAGGAACAGAATGGGTAAATATCTACAAGGGCGATCAGCCTGGAGTAGAAGGCGTCAGTGGTTTAGGAACTCTAAGTGTCTCTACCAATGGAAATACGGTTATATCACTGGGGTCTCCAACAGAAGTAGAGTGGGTATACACATGACAAATAAAGATCAATTGGGCAAAGAGCTTATTATGGATGAGGGCTATAAGACAGAAACTTATGAAGATCATCTTGGGTTTCTTACGCTAGGTGTTGGTCATTTAGTTTTAGACACGGATCCAGAAATAAATAAACCAGTAGGAACACCTGTCTCAGAAGAACGTATTAAACAATGCTTGAGTGACGACATAGACAATGTCTGTGATGAACTAGACAGAAACATGCCGTGGTGGCAAAACTTAGATGATAATAGACAACGTGTTTTAGCGAACATGTGTTTTAATTTAGGCTATCCTAGACTTAATAATTTTAAAAAGTTTCTTGCTGCTTTACAAACAGGAAACTGGGAAGAAGCTGCAGAAGAAATGATTGACAGCAAATGGGCAGTTCAAGTAGGGGATAGAGCTAAACGTCTAGCTGAGAGAATGGAGAAAGGAGGAAAATAAATGTATGAGTATAAATGTGAAGTTAAAAGAGTGGTCGACGGTGACACTATGGATGTTATTCTTGATCTTGGGTTCGATATTCTGCATGCTTGCAGGGTTCGTATGGCTGGTATTGATACGCCCGAGTCGAGGACTAGGGATTTGGATGAAAAAGCACGAGGTAAGCTCAGCAAAGCTTTTCTTAAAAAAAGTATTAAAGGAAAAAAGGTTGTATTAAAAACTAAACTCAGTGACTCTAGGGGGAAATTCGGCAGAGTCATAGCTGAGGTTTGGGCTGAGTTTGAAGAAGGTTCATTAAGGAACGTTAATGAATTGATGATAAAAGAGTCTCATGCGGTAAAGTATAACGCAGAAAACAAAGCGTTGGTTGCGGAAGCACACTTAACCAATAGAGCAATATTAATAGAAAAAGGACTGTTTGTTCCTGTGGAGAAATAACATGAAATTAGGTGGATTATTAAAAACTGTTGTTGGTGCTGTCGCTCCAACATTAGGTACTGCTTTAGGTGGACCAATGGGAGGCATGGCTGCCAGTATGATAGCTGATGTACTAGGAGTTCCCAACACCCCTAAAGCTATAGAAAAAGCTGTACAAAACGCAACACCTGAACAAATGCTGGAGCTTAAAAAAGCCGAACAAGCATTTGAACTACAAATGAAAGAACTTGAAGTAGACGTATTTAAACTTGAAACAGCAGACATACAAGACGCTAGAGGAAAATTTGGCAAAGACTGGACAGCTAGGGTAATGGGAATACTTGTTGTTGGTGGGTTTATGGGGTACATATTTTTAGTAACTCTCCAACCCCCAGAACAAAATTCAGAAGCTTTAATAAATCTTGTTCTTGGCTATTTAGGTGGACTAGCCTCTGCTATTATTAGTTTTTATTTTGGGGCTTCGCACAAACCAGATAAGGATTAACGAAATGAGTTGCTTGAAAACAAGAAAGGAGTATATACTATGGAAATGAACGCACAAGGTTTAGCTTCTTTAGGTAGAGGGGGTGACGACCAGATAGGTCACCTGACAACAGGAGAAAAAGTTTTACCACTCCCCGTGGCTCAAGACCCTTCTGTTCAAAGAGTAATCAATGAATCTTTTGCTGAACACGGTCTTGATGCTAACCAATACACGGTAGGTCATGCCAACAACTCCGTTAATCCCGATACTCAATACGCTGAATTTGGTCTCTTTAAAAAGCTAGGCAAAGCACTCAGGAAAGTTTCCCAAATAGTAGGAACGGTTGTAGGTTTTATATACGGTGGACCAGCAGGTGCTGCAGCAGGTAGTGCTATTGGTGGGGCTAATCGCAGAGGTAAATTTGATTTAAAAAATGCGGTAACAGATGCGGTTGGTGGTTATGCTCTAGGTAGTGTTGGTGTAGGTATGGGGCTTCAAGGTGGAACTGCTGCTGGACAAGGCATTGGTGGATTAAAAGCTGCATTCACACCTGCTAGTTCAGGTGGGATGTGGGGGTGGCAGGCTACTCCATCAACAGCTGGTGGTATTGGTGGTTTCTTTCAAAATGTGGGCGCAAACACTGCTTCATTTTTAGGTGCAGATACTGCATTGCAACCGTATAGTGGTCATGTTGCACAAAATATTCCTACAATCGGTGAGGCTTATGGAGGTCTTACTGGGCTCCAAAAAGCTGGAGTTATGGGTGTGGGTGCGTTGGCTGCAGGTAAAATGGGGGCTTTTGACCAACCTGAATTAGAAGGTCGACCAGAGGGTGGAGGGCTTACTGAAGAGCAAAAACAATACTTAACAAAACCATTAACACCAGCAACCACAATGCCAGGAGTAGGTGGAAGTTCTTCGGGACAAATGGGACAATACCAAGGCGGAGCAGGGGTGGGTGGTTTAAACAACCCTAACCAAGAATTACTGGATTATTTAGAAGAGCAAAAACGTAAATACTTAATGCAGTTCCCGTCATTTCAAACTGGTCAACGTCAGTTTGGGTACAATCAAGGTGGACCAGTACCGAGACAAGGTTACGCAAAAGGTGGTGAAGTAGATACTGTTCCCGCTATGTTGACTGAAGACGAACACGTATTAACAGTAGATGCAATCAAAGGGCTTGGTGGCGGTGACATAGAAAAAGGACACCAAATAGCTAAACAACTTAATGACTCAGCAGAAGAAAAATTACAAGATCAAATACTAGAGCGTAAATATTTTATGCAGTTTCCAGAATTCAATAGAGGAGTAGCCTAATGGCAGAAGAACAATATTTAGACCAGACGACTCAGAGCGTACCACCGCAATATTTAGCTGATTTTTATGGGGGGGCAGGACAAGGTGTTCCAGGAATGCTTCCTTTATTGAATCAAGATATCTACAACAAGTTTGCTACGATGTCCACTCCAGGAATGAATCCCTACACCTACCAAGGGATGCGTGTGGCTCCGTTTAGTGGAATGCAACAACAGGGCTTTAACCAAATAGGACAGGGAGTTGGTTCTTATCAACCTTATTTTAATGCTGCTCAAAGCGGTTTAACTGAAGGCACAAACACAGCTACCCAAGGTTTCAATCAAATGGGGAATCTATACAATAAAGGTATAGGTGCTTCAGAACAGTCTGTTGGACAAGGAATGGGTATGCTGGGACAAAGCGCAGGAATGTACGGACAAAGCGCAGGAATGTTGGGTGGTGTTCCTGGAATGGCTAATAATTTATACGGTCAATCACTACAGGGGTATAACCCAAACAGTGTGGGGAACTACATGAATCCTTACACAGACCAAGTAGTGGATAAAACACTGGGAAGAATGAGAGAGGGCATAGACACACAAAGAACTGCGTCTAGAGATCAAGCTGTGGGACAAGGGGCTTTTGGAGGCAGTCGTGGTAGATTAGCCGAAGGAGGAATAGAAAGAGCTGGACAAGCAGCCATGGGAGAAACTGCTGCGGGACTATACAATCAGAATTATGCACAGGCACAACAGGCAGCAATGGGTGAGTCTTCCCTACAGAGACAATTACAGCAATCGGCAGGAACAAACCTAGCAGGAATTTACGGCAATGTAGCCAGTGGTATTCAAAATGCAGCAGGCGGATTAGGCAACGTAGCTGGTGGTGTTGGTTCTTTAGGAAGCCAATTGGCTAATGTTTACGGAGGATACGGAACTAATTTAGGGAAAGCTGGTTTAGGTCTGGGTCAATTCCAAAGCGGTACAGCAATGAATAGGGCTGGTTTAGGCAGCTCGCAATACGGGCTACAAGGTCAAGACATTAACCGTTTAATGCAGGGTGGTCAAATGCAGCAAGGAATGCAGCAAAGAATAGCAGACACTGATTACGGAAACTTCGTAGGTCAATACAATTTACCAAGTCAGATCATAGGTCAAGGAATAGGTATGACTTCTCCTGTCTTGGGTCAACTAGGAGGCACCCAAAACACTAACAGATACGCAACAGGCACAGGAAGTGATTCTTTGATGGATAATTTAGGAACTGCTCTTGCTGCGTACGGAGCTTACAAAAACTGGGGTAGTTAATAATGGCAATTGATATGGGATACCCAAACGCAGGAATTACTTCTGTGATAGGACAACAAGGCAACCCGATGGGTGGCGTACAACAGCCTGTCAACACTAACCAGTTTAATCCTCAAGAAAATATAGAGGATACTATTATTAGGTTGTATCAAACCAACGTACCCATAGAACAGATTGCTGCGATGACAGGAACAGACCCCAACATGGTTGCTCAAGTTATAAACAACAGCACAGGGGCAGACACCATGAGTAACATGACACCGCCTCCTCCTCCTGGAGGAATGCAACAGATGAGCATGCCCCAAGAAACTTTTGATACGGATTTAGGAGTAGGGGCACAGGCATTAACGGCTATCAATCCTCAGTACGCCCAACAGAATCCCGATGCGGTCGGTGAAGTTGAAATTTTGGATGCTCAAGTAGTAAAGACTTCTCGGGATGTTTTCGGCATAGGGGTAGAAAATCCAGATCCAGTACAACAATTAAATGCTGTTGAGTTATCCGTTCTAGAAGATTATGAAAGCGAAGGAGATGGACAATCTTCTGGGGTTAGTGGTGCTGTTCAAGAAAACGCTTTGATGAAAATAGGGCTTAACGATGTTTTTACTAACGCTGGTATAGGGCTAGAAGACAGGATTGATTTCTTTAAACACTACATAGCCGAGACGATGGGTATAGATTATGACAATTTAAAAGAAGCTCCCGACCAAGGGATGCCGTATCTTGCTGCCGCAAGTGCATTATTAAATGCTTCTAAAAGCGGTGACTCTAGGATGTCGGGTCTTGGACAAGCTCTAGTTTCTTTTGGAACTACTAAAAAACAAATAGAAAGAGTAAACAATAAAGAAGCTCAAAATTTACTAATGACTTCGTTCAACTTAGGACTGGAGTCTATGAAGATAGCTCAGTCAGGAACTAAAGGCGGTGTTGGTAATATCGGACAATACATAGTGCCTAGTGTAAGCAGTGAACCTATACTGATGGGTGATAAAGAAGCGATGGCTTTCCAAAGGTCTGGACTAAATTTACAGAAATATTCAGAAACAAAAGAGAACCCTAAACAATACGCTATCCCTACATACAACGCTGATAAATCAGGTGTTGTCTATGAGTACAAAGAAATGACTCCTACTCAAGCAGCATTAAAAGGCAAGAACTTAGATAGCGATCTTTTAGCAGCAGGGTACACAGTAAATGCTGTAGATGCAACTAACGCAAGGACAATGGGTTTTATTAAATCCCCTGACGGTGAGATTGAACAAATATCAATGCAAGAATATTTGACTCTTCCTACTAGCGACCCAAGAAAAGACTACGACTTTATGAAAGCTGGTGATACCCAAGCCGTCTTTGACTTAGAAGAAGGAATCGCTAGGATAGTTCCTAAGTCCGAAGTGCTTAAAAACCCTATGACTACGTTAGAAAACGGAGAAGAAGTAAACAGATACGTCCCTAACACTATGATGAAGACTACTGTTGTTAACCCTGACGGAACTATCACTATGACGGAAGGTGCTGCGGGAGATGTCAAAGGTTACGCTGGCTCTAGGGCTCAACTTGGAGAAATGAGAGAGACGAGAGAAAAATTAATTAATTTAGATGTAGGAACAAGAAAAGTATTAGACAATGTTGATTTAATTAAAGGGATTGCTAAGGAAGGTTTGTTCGGTTCTCCTGCAGGATTTTTATCTTCTACTGGTAATTTAATAGCCAGTACTAGAGAAGCTTATAACGTCTATAGAAAAGATACACTAATACCAAATGGGGCAGGAATTAAAGGCAACAGTTATGACACGTTGTATGCAAATTTCGCGGACAAGTACGAAGCACAAATTTCGGAGTATGCGTGGGCTGAAAAATTAGAAGGCATGGGTATCCAAAAAGACAGATTAACTGCTGCCATGTTTGGATTAGCTATTTCTTCTGCTAAATTATTAGCGGAACAAAAAGGCAGGGATATATCTAACGCTGATATTGAACGGTTTATGCAAGAGATAGGAGCTAACGCCAGTTCTCTATTGGGTTTCCAAAGTATCGTTAATGACCTAGAATACAAAATCCTTAGGAATTACCAAAGACAAGCAGGTCCAGACGGAATCTACCGAGACACCCAAATAATGATAGACAACCCAGAAGGGGCAAACTTACCTCAAGTGGGTAGTTTAAGTGTGGGCAACCAATACTTTGCTCCTGGAGGCAGAGGAGAAAAAACTCAAAAGTTCATAGACGAAAGATTAGCAGCACTAGGAATAGAGAACGATCAAAGATCGGTAGCCAGTGCAGGCATAGATTCTTTTGTTCCTCCCCCAGACACTTACTCCAGTTTTAGTCGTAAATTAAAACAAGATAAAAGCGGTACAGGTGCAAAAATAGCTCAAGTAGAAAGCACAGGTGAGACAGTTAGTTGGAGTAAATTAGCTAAACAAATTATATACGATGAAGTTCATGGCGATCCAGGAACATCCCAACAGATAACAATCCAAAGGATAAAAGACGCTTTCCCAGACACTGCTGCTGGTAGAGAAGACATGGAAGAATTTATGAAGTGGTACACTTCCTTTTAAAATATGGCAATACAAAACGACACACAAGACGCAAGAGATGAAATCTTTAGTAGGTATTTATCAACTAAAAGTCCAGCTCTAGATGTCACAGGAACTGTTGACTCAGACATCTTTGATGTAGAAGGCAAAACTATACGTGTTCCTGAAAGTGTCTATAAGTACAATAGAAAAAGAAACAGACCTATTCCTGGGGAATACCTACCTCCTGACTATTTTGATCAAGCTAAAACCTCAGGATTAAGACCGAGCACTCCTTACTTCCCTGAAGAAGGGGAAAAATTTGGTGAGTACAGTTTTGAATTGATGCCTGAAGAAAACCCTGAATAC